ACGCATACAATTTGTACTTGGCAAAGTCTTAATATACTTGAGAAAAAAGGCAAAGAACTTGACGATGCAATGAAATTGATCGAGTTCATTGAAGGCGTAGTGTGCGTTATTGTTGACGAAGTACACATGGCTAAAGCAGATGTGTTAAAGAATTTGCTAACAGGAGCATTTGCACATTGCCCAATACGTTGGGGATTAACTGGCACAGTTCCTAAAGAAGATTTTGAATTTGAAGGTATTAAATGTAGTTTAGGCCCAGTGGTTGGTGGTATTTCTGCTCACGCCTTACAGGAAGCAGGGCACTTGGCTAATTGCCACGTTAACATAATTCAAACTCAAGAATGGAAAGAGTTTGGTGGTTATGCTGAAGAATTAAAATATCTAGTCACTGATAGCGACCGATTAACTTATGTTGCTAATCTTATTAGAGTAATGTCTGAAACTGGAAATACTCTAGTATTGGTTGACAGGATTGAATGTGGCAAGCAATTGAGTGCTCACTTAGACTGTGTGTTTATTAATGGCAACGTTAAGACCACTGATAGGAAAGAACACTATGATGAAGTTCGAGAATCAGATGATAAGATTATTGTGGCCACATACGGTGTAGCTGCCGTAGGTATTAACATTCCAAGAATCTTTAATCTAGTTTTAATTGAACCTGGAAAGAGTTTTGTTCGAGTTATTCAAAGTATTGGTCGTGGCATTAGAAAAGCTGAAGACAAAGACTTTGTACAAATTTGGGACATAACTGCAAGTACCAAATACGCAAAAAGACATTTAACGGAGCGTAAAAAATACTATAAAGAAGCAAAATATCCGTTTACAATAGACAAGGTGAAATATTAATAATGCAAATACTGACTTTAAAAGATGAAACATTTTACTTAAATGATCTTCCAGAAGAAGTTGACGAAGACTGTAGATTTGCTGTTTTAGACAACAGTGATCCTAAAGAGCCCGATTACTTTTTCCAACCACTTATATTCTTAGAATCATTTACGTGCCCAGCGGCTGTATTACAAATTGGTCCTTGGCAAGTTCAAATGCCTTTAGATTGGTGCATGATTGTTGGTGACCCAGAAAGTACAGGTGACATGGAAGTATTACCATTGACCAGTTTAAATGATCGAGGATTTAGTGCATATACGTTTAATCCAATTAGTAGTTTTAAACCACAATTTTATCCAGTAGACATTATTAATGTTTACCAAGATGTAAAATGGTATTTTCCTAAAATGCGATTGGGACAATTACTTGCAACTCCCTTACATGGTGGCGAAGCACCTACTTGTGCCTATTTTGTTAAAGAAGTCAGTCGCCAAAGTGAGTTAGTTGATTATTCAAAATGTTGGTGATATTATGGGACAACTTAAGCCAGGTGCAAAATTAATATACGAACGCCATGACAATGTCGTATATGCTAGAGAATTTGGAGCAGATCCAAGTACTAGACAAGTTCACGGTTGGGACTTTAATAAAGATAATCCAAACTTCGATCCACGAACAACTGATGGCAGACCATTGCGTGACCACATAATGGAAGACAAAATGTGGGGTGAAATTCGCAGAGAAGCTCGAACAAATGAAGCATTGCATCATGCTTTAGAACAGTGTATACTAATATATAACTTGAGTAAAGATCATGGCGCTTGATATTAAAAAAGAATTACATGGTGTTGACATGCGAGATAAAGACATGTACAACAATCTCACAGAAGAAGAACGTAAGTCATTTAGTCCTTACATACTAATGCGTTATGTTAGTAATGTACAAGGCGACAATGATGTTCAAGAGTGGTTTGTTGAAATGACTAACGAGCTAGTTAACAAGCATCATTGGAAACTTAGTAAGAATCATAAAGGTTTACTGTGGAAATTATTTGCTGGATGTGGCACTGGTGCAAAAGCATATCATCCATATCTAGCAGCCGGTAAAAAAGAAAAAGCAGTTAAAATTGAAAAATTGATTGCTGAACTTAATCCAGCAATGAAGATGGATGAAGTAAAATTATTGACAAGTTTAATGACTAAGGATGACATTGAAAATCTGTTTAACCAGTTGGGGTACGACAAAAAGCAACGCAAAGAATATGAGTAACTATACGTGTGTTCATTGTAATAAGGGATATACCAAAGAAGCAACTTTGGTGGCCCATATGTGTGAGCAAAAACGTAGAGCATTACAACGAGATGAAAAAAGAGTGCAAGCTGGATTTATGACTTATAATAGATTTTATAGGTTGACTCAAAATTCTAAAAAAGATAAAACGTATGAAGATTTTTGCAAAAGCCCATACTATAATGCGTTCGTTAAGTTTGGTAGTTTTGTTAATAACGTTAATCCTATCTATCCTGACAAGTTTGTTGATTACGTTATCAAAAGTGGAGTTAAGCTCGATCACTGGTGTAGAGATGAATTATATTATACCTATCTATCCGAAATGATTAAAATTGAGCCAGTGGACTCTGCAATACAAAGATCACTGAACACCATGATGGAATGGGGTGATGAGCAAGATGCAAATTTTGCACATTATTTTAACTATGTTAACATTAATCGTTCAGTCAGACACATTGCTGATGGATTGATTAGTCCTTGGCTGTTATTAAATTGTAACAGTGGAAAAGACATGCTGTCTAAATTTAACGACGAGCAATTGAACATTGTGTCTGATATTATAGATCCTACATATTGGATGAAAAGATTTAAAACATATCCTAGTGAGATTGCACTTGTAAAAGAAATTTGTAAAGAAGCAGGAATAACATAATGCCAGATATTGACATAGATTTTTTTGATAGGGATTCAGCACTAAAGCTAATCAAGCACGTGCCAGCGAGTCGTATTGAAAATGGCACTGTTAAAAAGCACAATACTGGAGTATATTGTACTTCTATCCCGTACGATTCTGTGACAGGACTTGCCAGTATAGATTATGAAGAAGCTGAAGATCGTGGCTATTTTAAAATAGATTTTTTGAATGTGTCAATTTATAAAGACATTACTAGTGAACAAGAAATTGATCAATTACTAGCAGTTGAACCTCTTTGGGACTTGTTAGAACAAAAAGAGTTTTGTGATTTGATATTTCATATCAATGGATATCATTCATTAGTTGCTCAGGTAAAACCTAAAAATATAGAACAGTTGGCCATGTTGTTGGCGCTGATTAGACCTGGAAAGCGTCACCTTGTTTCAAAGGTAGAACGTGAAGGTTGGGATAGTGTTAAAGATGAGATTTGGGTTAAAACTGAAGACGAATATAGTTTTAAGAAAAGCCACGCAGTTGCCTATGCACATGCTATTGTGGTACAAATGAACAATATTTGTAAAGCGATTAGTTACGGATTTTCCTAACGCTACGAACAAGTTGAATACTTTTTCGTTTAACTCTTTTTTCTGCTATTTCATTTAAATTAACAATGGGCCCAAATACTAAAACAATGTCCTTGCTGTTAATTGTTTTGATATATCTTCGGTAGTTTTCAAGCTCACCTTTTAAGAATATATTGATAGGTATTTTTCGATTGCTTTCCCACCACCATTGTTCGCCAAGATCTAAGAGACCTTGTTTTTCAATGTCGTTGTGAATTGCGCCCAGATCATAGATGCTTAGGACGCTGTCGTTTTGATTAATAACTATGCCCACTATCTCCAGTTCGTTGCAACGAACGCAGGTCAAAAATGGGAATGTCTGTTGTAATGTATTTGTTATGTCGTTCACTATAAATATGGGTATGTTGAATTTACCAGTCTATTTATATACACCAGCCATCCGAGTTTTCATAGATTTGGAAAATAATTCCGTTATGGGGGTAGATGATATGTTTCATGGCTATGCTAATATTGCAAAAGGGATCAAAAACACGATCCGATTTAATTTTTTAAATGGTGAACAACGCACTGTTAATATCAGTGATAAAAGTTTTAGGTTCAATCTGTATGACCAAAGTACAAACAAAAGAGTACTTTCCAAAGGAATCACAGTTCTAGATGACACTGTGTCTAAAACTATTGCCACTGCTCAAACTGCTGTAGGAAGTACTATTACATTGAACAATGCTACTAATGTGAGTGTTGGGCAAAGTGTATACGGAATTGGCGTACCAAAAAACACAACTGTACAGTCTATTAATGGAGCACAGGTGACATTGAGCTCGCCCACTACTGCTCTAGCCCCAGTAAGTAGTGTAATTAAATTTGTAACATACAATCTAAGAGGGTCAGCTGAGTTAACATTGGTTGGCAGAGATACTGTTAATTTAAACTCAGGAAAATACAACTATTCGATCTATTTGGAAGATTTAGCAACAAACGAATTAAGTCCAGTATTCGTTGATGGTGCAAGCACTATGACTGGGGTTGCTGAACTTATCGATAGTGTTAATCCTAAATTTATTGAAAGTGAAACTTTAAACTTTAATCAACAACCTGATAACAAGTTTACTTCTGGCAAAGTAGCTGCCAATCGAGACGGCAAAGGTAATGCCGACTTGCACACAGCCGCAATTTATTTTAATAATTTTACCGGCAATTTTAAAATCTACGGATCACTAAACAATAGTATAGATGGCGACGCAGGCAACTGGGCGTTATTAAGTTCAACTGATCATACCAACAAAAATGTCATTGAATATGCCAACCTATACGGTGCTTTTAACTTCTTCAAGTTTGAGTATAGTAAGACAGCCGGATCCATTGACAAAGTCCTATATAGAAGCTAAAATAGTAGTATGAGTCTTTTACAGACAGAACTACTATCATATCTACCTTTTAAAAGAAAACAAACGTCCAGTGGTTGGACTAGTTTTGATGCTCCTTGCTGTGTTTATAATGGCGAGAGTGCAGACACTAGACAGCGTGGTGGATTTATCAGTCACGGCGGTGGTGGTTTTAGTTATCATTGTTTTAACTGTGGGTTCAAGACCAGTTGGCAACCAGGCAGACAAGTTAGTGGCAAAAATAAAAAGTTTTTCAAATGGGTCAATGTACCTAGTAGTAAAGTCAACGAATGGAGTTTAGAAGCTCTTAAACTTTTAGATAACGGATCAACTAATCAAGTTACATTTAAGGACTTTGAAGAAGTTGCTCCTCCGTTAGATTCAATGCCACTATCAGAAGCAATATTAGAACACGATGAAGCAATCAAATGCTTAGAGTATCTATTAGAGCGTGGTCACACTTTAGAAGACTACAACTGGTTGTACAGCCCAATGCCTGGCTACAAAGATAGATTGGTCATACCCTTTTATCATAGTAAGAAGTGTGTGGGGTATACTGCTAGGAAAGTTGTACCAGGTAGTCCAAAATATCTAAGCGAAAATCAAACAGGCTATGTGTTTAATGTTGACAATCAAAAATATACTAGTAAAGTAGTTTTTGTAACAGAAGGTCCGTTTGATGCTCTAGCCATTGGCGGTGTGGCCATACTCACAAACTTGCCAAATGAACAACAAAAAGCTATAATTAATAGTTTAGGCAAGACAGTAGTAGTGGTTCCTGACAGAGATCATACTGGCATGGGCTTTGTTAAAGAAGCTATGGAAATGGGATGGCTTGTGGCAATACCTGAATGGGAAGAAGATATCAAAGACGCCAGTGAAGCATTTAAGCGTTATGGCAGACTGTTTACCATAAAGACAATTTTAGAT